GTTATTGAGTCTTTTTCGGCAATACGTTTCGATCTTGAGATCGATGTTATTATCCATACTAACAAGTTGAATTTTGGCGAGTTGGTATTGGCTTGGATACCTTATCCTGTCAATATCTATCAATCCTACCACCGTTCAATTTTCCAGCTAGTACAATTTCCCCATATATTAATTAACTTATCCGAAACTCGGAGATATAACATGCATATACCTTACCTTGGACAGCAAGATTATTTGAATGTTATGACGTCCGATTTTACTCAGTATGGTGCACTTATTATGAAGCCGTTGGTAGCTTGCAACAGTTCCCAAGGAGCTGTTCCGCAATATACCATGTACGGCCGACTTACTAATGTGAAATTTGCGTTACCTCTTCCAATCCCTATTTCCATTTTGGATAGATGTAAGAGCATATTTGTACCAGGCATGGACAAGTTATCAAATTATTTTCCAATTGTCTCGTCTGATAAGACCAGTCCTGCTGCTACGTTATCAGATATTAACAATATTAAGACATCCTCGTCTACTGCACCTTCGCGATTAGAGCGGATGTATGGTTGGTTTCGTGGGAATGCCATACTGGCTACGCCAGAAACTTATCGTTTTCGCACGATAAATAAGAATTTGATTCGAGTTCAAGGTTATTTATATGCTCGACCAAGACTGAGCCCTGTTACTAGGGCAGAACTGGATATAGCTAAATATCACTTATCTGTTCACAATGAATGCAAGTTCAAGAGCCAGTCTATGTTATCTGCGGCTGTTGAGATTGGATCAGTTTTATCTAAGTTAAGTCCATATAATGAAACTGCTACCCAAGCTGTTAAGCAAATTGGGATGCGCGTTGGTTGGATTGCCGAGGAGGCTACAAAAGTTCTCTTAGGACCAAATAACCTATCAACTGCGTCTGATATGACACCGACAGGACCTGTGGACAATTTGATACGAAATAGATTGTCACAGAATCATCTTATTGCAACAGGAGCGATTCCTTACAGCAAAGGAGCAGGAGATACTATTTTGACTATACCTGTATCCCCTACTGTTGTAGCTGCAAGTACGCTTGATACTATCCCTGCCGCTATGTCGCACCCTTTGATGTGGGCATCAAGGATGTTTAAAAGATGGAGAGGTTCTCTTACATTTACATTTCGCATTTATGGGACTATATTTGCGTCAATGCAAACGCATGTTTATTGGACTTTAGTCCCAGATGCAGCCTCATCTACTTCCCATCTAATACCACGTACCACGGTGGACACTCATCAGACTGTAGAGTTCAAAGTCGACGTCCCATTCATGGCTATAAAGCGATTCCTTACTGTTGGAATGCCTAATGGTTTTTTGAAGTGGGTAG